CGCATCTAGTACACGCACAGGTTTGAACGTGATCTTTGGTGTAGCCGCTTCGGTATCAAAACGCATCTCAGTTACCACAGCGGTAATTGGAACACCTTTACTACCAATCATCTTTGCGTATGTTTGCAAAGGCCATTTTCCGGGTTCACCTGCACCGAAGATTGAAGACGCTGGTAATGTTAATTGCATAACTTCACCACCAATATCGTTGGCTAAAGAAACTGCAAGGCGCTGACTATAACGGCAAGCACGGCTATCACCCTGACCTGAACCCTTTTGATTTTGAGCACAGTCAACACAACGGCTAGCCTGTGGATTTTCAGATTTAGGACTTGGGACTTCGCCATCTGCTGACCAGCAATCAGGTGCAGTGATTTCACCTTCAGTAAAAGACTTAGCGTAGTAAGTACGAGATACTTTTGGAGATGCGGCAACAATAACTACATTCATTGCACGCTCTTCGTTCTTTGCTACTTCTTTACCGTTGACCATCATACGCCATACACCGCCTTTGATGGAAATACGCTTCATGCCTGTGCTGCCACTACCACCCATCAGGGCTTTTGTGGTGTCATCGAGGTCTGCCGTTTTTAAATAGTCGGGTAGACCAGCATTCAATACAGATAATTCATTACTCATTTGCACTACTCCTTAACGTTTAGTTATAACAATGGTTTGCTCTTGATCCGCATTTAGCCCCGGCGGATGCAACTCGGGGTTTTCTTCTAGAAACTGGTTCATGTTGTTGTTGTTGATACGTTGTTGTAACAAAGCAAAAGCGTCGTGCTCTTTTACAAACTCGCAAAACGAATGCCAATCACTTGTCCAATACCGTTTAGACACTCGACGGGAAATAGTTCCGTGTGGGGTACGCATAGTAAACGTACCTTGTTCTTTGCATAACTCAAGAATCTCTTTTGCAACAATATCTTGTTGGTCTCGTAGCTCTTGCACTTGTTTTTCTAACGCCAATCGTTTATCACGAATCTTTACATATATTTTTGTTAGCCTATCGGCATTTACTTCACTCATTGCACTCTCCTTTTATTTATAACTACTATATTATTCCTATTCTTTACTTTGTCAAGTATCTTCCGCAACATTTTTATATAAATCAATTAACCTAGAATGTATGTCTACTTTTTCTGACAACATCTTGTATATCTTTTTCTCTACGGGAGAACCCTGAATATGCACAACAGTACATGGATTTCTTTGACCAGCACGATGCACACGGGCATTTGCTTGTAGATATGTCTCAATAGAGGTAATCGGTCCCCACCATACAACTACGTTAGCGGCATGCAACGTAACTCCATGAGCCGCCGCTTGTGGTTGAATAACCAATACATGTGGGTCAGGGTCATTCTGAAACTTATTAAATATATCTGTGCGCTTTGTTGCGGAAATACCACCATGTATTACTTCGCAAGATACACCTTGAAACTTTAGTTCGTCAGATATGATTTCGATAGCGTGGCGAAAAGGTGCAAACACAATTACCTTGTGACTAGCTTCTTCGATGACTTCCATTAAGGCAGACATGCGACTCTTTGCATCAAACGCAACAATTTCGCCACTATCTGAATATACAGCACCGCATGATAGTTGTAGTAATTTATTTAAATTAGCCGCCGCATTAACAGTTGTTATCTCTTCTCCTGCCGCCACAGCCAACATATTCTTTCTAATGATTTCGTAATATTTTTGTTGTTGACTTGTAAGTGGTACTTCTCTTGTGGTATAAGTCATGTCGGGCAAATCAAGACATTCTTCTTTAGTAAAACGTATTGCAGGTTGTAGCGCTTCGTGGACTACTTGCTCTGAACTGTTTTTAGGTACCCATTTAAAAGTTGTGATCCGTTGCATAACTAAGTCACGGAATGCCCCAAAGAATTTAGGTACTCCTGATGGGTTAATAATCTTAGCTAATCCGTAGGCATCGGTTGGAGATTGTGACGCTGGTGTACCTGTTAGCATCCATACCCACATATCAGGTTTGAGTACAGAGTTCAAAGTCTTCCACCGTTTAGTAGATACGTTCTTGTATGCGTTAGCTTCGTCAATCACAATCAGGTCAAATTTATCAACTGCACTTTTAATAATATCTAACCCATCAAAGTTACAGATAACAAACTCTGCTGTACTGTTAGCCGCTTCTAGTCTTTTCTCTTTAGAATAACTGTGGGCTATGGCACAAGTGCGATGCATAGCAAATCTAAATAGGTCGTTCTCCCACGCCGACTGCATAATAGATAGAGGGCATAAAACCAATACTCGTTTTATAACACCCAACTTCATTAGGTAATCTGCCGCCCAAATCACAGAGCCAGTCTTACCAGTACCTTGCTCATTAAATACAAATGCTTTGCGGTGCAGGGTTAGAAAGGATGCAGTAGTTATCTGATGGTCGAATGGTTTATAGAGACCGGGCCAGTCATACTGGGACTGAATGGGAGATGGCACGTTTTTAATACGCAAGTTTTTTAGAACCTGCGCTTCCTCCAGCCCCCACTTGACTAGCACTTCACCCGAATCTAGGATTTTAGATTTAGGTATTATTGTAGTAATACGTTGCGGCTCACGAACCTTAAGCAAGAGAGCCTTGTTCTCTATTATTTGCACTCGTTTTCCCAATAGCTTTTAGACCAAAACCGAAGTTTTGAGTCAGTGTTTTTATTATACTACTAGCTACTACTTTGTCAATTTTTTCTTGCGTTCTTTCGGACTAATTTCACTAATCAAATTACCTTTAGCATCTCTATCAAAAGAACGATTACCACTACGACTCTGCACAAAGTATCCTTGTTTACTAGAGCCGCCCTTGTCAAGCGCCTTCTTATGTGCTACGTCTTTCTTGTCGCCCTTGTGAACCTTGCCTTCTTTCAATAACTTATAGCGCAAACGATTGCGTTCTTCACGATGTTTAACTTGCTCGGGTGTGTCTTCGTACTGAGCCGCCTCAGCATACTTACGTTTAGTCTTACTCATCTGTAACTTCCTTTACCATTGTGGATACAATCTTTAACTACGCACCATGATTTACAACTAAAGTTTGGCTTGGGGTTCCATACGTTTAACTCTAAGGCTTGCTCGAGGCGGTGCGTTTCTTCCAGCCATTTTACCCAAGTTTGCTCATGTTCAGAACGCTCGTAGCGTGCTTTAATAAAATCGTTTGCGACTACAAATAACAGACCAGCTTTAATCTCTTGCACTTGTGGGAAGTGTTTAAATATCGCCAGCGCCAGCAGGGCTAGTTGTTTAGTATCTGCATACTTAGAACTCTTGCCTGTCTTGTAATCTAACAAGGTTGCCTTCTCTCCATCAATAGCTAGGAAGTCAGGGATACCTCGCCACCAAACATCTTTACCAAAGAACTCACAAGGCTCAAGGGCCCGGGTAAGTCCCAAGTGATATTCACAAAGATGTTTACCGTTTATTCTACGAATAGGCTCAAGTAACTCACGCATAAAAGCAAACTTTTCAGGTACCGGTTTACCATCACGTATAAACTCTTCAGCCGCAAGATGAACTTCTTTGCCATAACGCATAGCGTCTGACTCAGGTTCCGACACATCTTTAGCTACTCTAAGACGGTAATACTTATGCGGACACTGTTTAAATAAGTCTAGACTTGAATACGACCAAGTGTATTTAATCGTGGATTCCTGCGTCATGCAGTTTCTTTCTTAGTCGTTGGCACTCAGCTTGAAGGATAAGTAATTGATTCCTAAGCATTTCTTCTCTGTCCTTTTTATCTTGCTCAGCATTTATTTTTACCCAACCAAAAAATGGGATGCCTTCTTCTCCATCTCTAATTGCGTTTTGCAAGTCTTCAGTAGTCCACGTCGTCATTTGATAACCTTTTTAGCTAGTCCGCCTGCCTTACGCAAGTCAGATGAGTGTAACTTCTTGATATCTTTGTCTTTTATTTGCCCAGCCTGCTTAGCAATCTTGGCGGCTTTCTTTCTATTCACAAACTTGTCTTCCGTAGTAACAAACCCACGCTTGGCGTTTTTGTCTTTGATGTGTTCTTTGGCTTCAATTTGGTCGTGCGCCCATTTCTTAGACGGAGCTTCCATAATGACGCCAGACTTTTTATCCTTTACCGCAGGGGCTACGATTTTCTTTGTTGCCATATTAAATTTCCTTTAAAATGTCGGGGTTTATTTCCCCTATATTATCTAGGTTTTTCCCCGAATAGTCATTGTTTATAAGGACATACTGCATTGAGGCTATCCTAGCGCTCCTTTTACAGTTCGACTTGACTTGGACCCAGTTCTCGGTTTCTTTGAACATGCGGTCTTTGGCTTTGGTGTATTCTTCCCACTTGTCTTGGCTGATGAGGTCGATTTCACTGAGCTTGCCTTGCTTGAGTGGGTGGGTTTCACGTTCTTTGAAACGACGGGCTTGCTCTTTTTTGTTGACGCTGTACCAGAACTTGATGATTTGGATGCCCGCTTCTGTCCAGACTTGCTCAAGGGCTTTGGCTTCTTTATAGAATTGGTTGACTTGGGTAGGATTTGCAAACCCCAATACAGACTCGACTCCGGCTCTGTTGTACCAGCTCCTGTCCCAGAACGTGATTTCTCCGGCGTGGGGGAACTGGGCGATGTATCGTTGCCAGTACCATTCTTTTTCTTCCATTGGTGTGGGCTTGTTGAGAGCAACAACCCTCGCTGTTCTAGGGTTAAGGTGTTCCATGAAACGTTTAATAGCCCCACCTTTGCCCGCTGCATCCCGCCCTTCAAATATGATGATATGCTGTTGATTAGTTGCTTTAACATGATTTTGCCATTTCAGTAGTTCGATTTGTAAAAGGTACTTCTTTGCCTCGTACTCCTTGACGGAGATGAGGTTGCGTGGTGATTCTTCAGTTTGGTCGATGGTGCTCATTATCTCTCCGCCACGCATCGTATATTCCCCAACAAAATGCCGATATGACACCGCCTAATAGTGCAGAAAGTAATTCTGCGTATGTAAAGCAAATCATTTCTCTCCCCTTACTTTAGCTTCTATTGCCCTAATCATTTCTACTATCTTTTTAGGCTGAAATTCGTAAACATTGCCCATGTCTAAACCAAAAGCATCTACAAAATCCATTATTTCCTCATCACTTAATGGCTTTGTTTGTGGTGTGGTGGCATTTACCCATTTATCTACACTAGAATCTCGTTGTTTTGCCATGCCTTCAATAAATCCTTTTTCATAGGCGGCATTGTTTTCACTTGGACAATACTTTTGTGGTGTGGTGTAGAGTGGAATAGCATTAGGGTCATGTTTATCTGCTTGATACCAAACGGATTTCATATTCTCATCCTGTTCAAACCAAGCAACAGGTTCACTTTGCTTTTCCAACTCCGCTATCCGTTTGATCTGTTCTTGATTGCGTAGTTCGTATTTCTTTAGTTTTTCTTCTTGTTGGCGAAGCATATTGGCAGCTTCATTGATTAAAGAAGGGTTAGTAAACCTATAATCTAAATATTCTGCTAATTCATATGCGTTCATTTTTTAATACCCTTTAATTTCTTAATCTCTTCACTTAGCTCGGCAATATGATGCATTAATAGCTTTCCATCACGTTCATATTCAGCTATGCGATCTGCTTGCTCACGAAGCATATTGGCTAGTTCTTTTCTATCAATGTTTTCACCGCCAGTTTCAATAAAATCTGCTAATTCGTATGCGTTCATATCAGTGCATCCTTAAATTCAAACTTTGGTTTCTCTACGTTTATTTTTTTGTAAGTCCAGCCATTCCTTAGAGCGACGACTGCGAGCG